ACGCCTCGCATGGAGGAGATGCTCAAGTGGTACGAGGATCGAGGGGCGACCATCGTCGGGTTCAGTGCCACGCCCTACAAGGGCAAGGGCAAGGCTCTGCGGTACTGGCCACGCCCGCAGGTCGTGTACTCGCTCTGGGACGCCATTCACGACGGCTGGCTGGTGAGCCCGACGTGCCACCTGTCTGAGGCCAAGAGTTTCGACCTGACGATGGTCGAGGACGAGGCCGGCGAGTGGGACAAGGGGCAACTGGAAGCGGTCCTCACGGCCGAGCATTTCGCTCAGGAGGTGACTAGCCTCGTCCTGTCCACGTATCGCCGCAAGCCCAGCGTGGTGTACGCCTGCAACCGCCGGCAGGCCGAACTGTTCGTGCAGATTTTTGAGCGGTACGGCGTCCGGGTCAGCCTCGTCCACTGCAAGCAGAACCCGCTGGTCCGCAAGGAGAACATGGATGCGTTCACGTCCAACGAGACGCAGATCATCGTGAACGTGGGCATCTTGGGCTACGGCTGGGACATGCCAACGCTGGAAAATGTCTACATGGCGGCGCCGACACGGTCGCTCTCGCGGTACGAGCAACGTCTCGGACGCGGCACACGCTGCCTGCCGGGCATCCTGCACCCTGAGATGAGCCGGGACGAGCGTCTGGCCGCCATCGCTGCCTCCGCGAAGCCCACGTTCCATATCTACGACATTACCGACTCGTCGCGGAACCACCAGTTGCTCAACGCACTACAGGTCTTGGACGCCAAATGCCGGCGTTCTGCGGCACGGCGTGCCCGCATGGCCGATTTGGCGGCACAGGGCGGCATAGACGCGACTGAAGCGGTAAGGCAGGCAGACCAACTCGACCTTGAGGAGTTGCAGGCCAAGACGCGGGAGATCATGGAGAAGCGGAAGCGGCTCGTTGTGGGCGTGACGTTCGACCATGCGACCCGTGACCTGTTCTCCGAGCCGGAGGAGGGCAAGAAGCGTCGTGGGTGGAGGATGCTGTACGGAAAGTACAAGGGCGAGCATCTGTCCGCCGTCCCGCAGGGCTATCTAGAGTGGGTGCTGGGCAGTCAAAAAAAGGCTACCCCCTTCACGGCGGCCGTTCGCTCCGAACTGGCCCGGAGAAAGGAGGCTCCCAATGCCCAGCGCTAAGAGGACTGCGTGCAGGAGCGCATCAGCCCAAAAGCGACAGGCCAGATCGGCGTGGCGAGGGCGGTCGAGCAGTTTCTACTGGCCGGCTTCTGCGTGGCTGTGCCGATGCTGGACGAGGGCTACGACCTTCTCGTCGGAGACGGCGGCCGATGGTGGCGAGTGCAGGTCAAGACTACGTCGTCGTCCGCAGGTGGCCGTCATCGCAATCGTATCGACATCAGCCGGTCGCGGGCCTGCCTGTACACGACGGAGATCGTGGACGCCATCGTGGCTGTCCACCTGCGGACGGGCGTCAGCATGTGCGTGCCGATGGCGGTAGCGGCTGGCAGGCGATACCTGAATTGGTCTTCTGCTAAGCAGTGGTCGGACTTCGGAAAACTCAGGAGCATCAAGACACACAAGTAGGACGGTGACAATACGAACGGCTGCGTGGGTTGGGAGAACCTACGGCACGCAGACGCATGGCTCGCTACCGGAAGGGATTGTGGTGACAGCGAGTAGGCCAGCCGCAAGCGACAGGGCCAAACCACACGGGCAGCAGGATGCTCGATAAGCAGGTCGCATGCCTCCACCCCTGCGGTACGGAGGCCACCCGGAAGCGTCCTAACGAGCAGCGGACAGGGTGGCGGCTAACTCCAGCATCACGCTGGGGATTAGTCGCCGTCCACCCATTGCGAGCCTTCAAGCAACAGACAGGGATGGTTAGTGCAGGTGGTTGGGCGCATAGATGGGCCCGAGTTCAGGAACCTGAAAGGAGTCAGACATGAACGGTTTTCTCGGTCGGTCGCTGGCGAGGCTTCTCAAGGACGGCGAGGAACTGGCCGCTCCGGCGAGGGCGATTGGCGAACTGGCGTATGCCCGTCCTGCGACTGGAGAAGACGCGACCAACGTGGTCACTGGCCGGCGTGCGTTCCGGTATCAGATCGAGTTCGACAGCCTTGCCGACCTGACCATGTTTGCCGACAGCGTGCGGGAACTGGTGGACGCCGTGACCGGAGAGCGGAGGTGAGCGATGCCAAGACGCCGCTGGCTGACTTCGCTGCTGAGTTCCCGTTCTGTGCCGTGTGTTGGAACCGGGACACGCTGCACATCCACCACCTGCAACAGGGCGCAGCGAGGGTGCATGACCGGAGGAACCTGCTCCGGCTGTGCCGCTACTGCCATGAGGGGCTGCACTTCGGCGGCAAGGACGACCTCACGAAAGGGATGCTGCTCACGGCCAAGCGAGAAGTTGACGACGCCTACTACGACCCGTCGTTCTTGGCTTCGCTTCGGCACAAGCAGCATCTCGGCTACGACCCGCAGCGTTATCCGGTACGTGTCTTCGTGTTTCGCAGACGGAACGGAATCCCACAGGAGTTAGCCCGCATGGCCATCAACAGCAGGAACAAGGGGAAGAAGGGCGAGTTGGAGGCGGCGGCCGAATGGAATCGGCTCGTCCCCAAAGCCCATGCCCGGCGGAGCCAGCAGCACAGCGGCACGGAGTCGTCCAGCGACCTCATCAGTCCGGGCACTCCGCATCTCTGGCTGGAGGTGAAGCGGGTGCAGGCGTTGAACCTGACGGCCGTCATGGAAACGTCCCGCGAACAGTGCGGCGAATTGTGCCCGGTGGTGCTGCACCGCAAGAACGACAGCGAGTGGCTGGTGACGTTCCCGTTGGAGGACATCAAGCGGTTCGTGCAACAAGTGCAGGGAGGCATGTAATGCCGGAGAACCACAGTTTCTTGATTGCCGGCGTGCGGTGGCTGTGGCGGTATGCCCGCCTCAAAGGCAACGCCGCCGGCTGGGCCCAGTGGCCAGACCCCAAGAACCCGACGCTCGCCAAGAAGGTGCTGATTGACGAGCGGCTCAGTGGGCGTGCCCGCCTCGACACGGAGATTCACGAGTACCTGCATGCGGCCAACCCCACGCTCAGCGAGGAGCATGTCACGCAGCAGGGCAAGGAGTTGAGCAGGATTCTGTGGGCTCTCGGATACAGGATCAAGGAGGGGGCGTGAAGGTCCGCTTGGAGTGGTTTGAGATCAGCCGTGCCGCCCTCGTCGGTGTGTCTCGCAACGTCGAGGCACTGCGGAAGGGGTGCGTCAACCGGATGCCGATCAACGACGAGTGGTCGATCCACATTCTCGGCGCTCTTGGAGAGTGTGCGTTTGCGAAGGCCAGCAACCGGTACTGGAACGGGAGCGTGAACACGTTCAAGGCCGGAGGCGACGTGGGCGAGACGATTCAGGTCCGCACTCGTCGCGACCACAACTGGGACTTGATCGTCAGGAACGACGACAAGAGCGACGACGTGTACGTGCTGGTGACTGGCGGGCCGCAGGAGTTTGTGGTTCGCGGCTACGTCTCCGGATCAGACGCAAAGCAGGATTGTTTCAAGGCCGATCACGGCGGGCACGGCGAGGCGTTCTTCGTGCCGCAGGACAAGTTGAGGCCGATTGCTGAGTTGACTGACACGAAAGGACAGCCATGAATGCCACGACGATGCAGACGTTCACGGGCAAACTGGTGGACCTCTCCACGTTCAACGAGGGCCACGTCCGGTTGCCGGACATTGCCCACGCCCTGTCGATCATCAACCGGTTCACCGGACACTCCAAGTGCCCGTACTCTGTGGCCCAGCACAGCGTCCTCGTCAGCCGCCTGACGTTGCCAGAGAACGCGCTGTGGGGACTGTTGCATGACGCCAGCGAGGCATATCTGGGTGACGTAGCCACGCCGCTCAAGAGAATGCTGCCGGGCTACCGGGAACTGGAGGAGCAGGTGCAGCGCACCATCGCAAAGGTGTTCCGCCTCCAGTGGCCCATCCCGGAGGACGTACACGAGGCGGACAAGCGGGCGCTGCTGGCTGAGAAGCGTGACCTGCTGACGTGTGACCACGACTGGGGGATTGACGCTGAGGCTCATTGCGGGCCCGTCAATCCCTACAACTGGGTGCAGGCGAAGAAGTTGTTTGAGGACCGGTACAAGGAGTTGGTGCCATGAAGGAAACGCAAGGTGCTGGAGTGCGGTACGAGACGGGTGCGGTGCGGTCGTCGGATGCGGAGTTGACCCGCTACGACTTGATCTCTCCGGTTGGCTTGGCGGCTGTGGCTGCGGCGTGTGCAGAGGGTGCGGCCAAGTACGGGGACTTCAACTGGGAAAAGGGGATGCCTGCGAACGACCTGCTGAACCATGCCATCCGCCATCTGTATCTGTTTTTGGGCGGCGACCGGTCGGAGGGTCATCTGGGCCACGCCGCATGGAATGTCATGGGCGCGATTCACTCTCTGGAGGTGTGGCCGCACCTCAATGAGGGGACGTTGCGAAGCGGCCACTATCAACCGCCGGAGAAGTAATGAGCGAAGTCGTAAAGGACTACGACGACGAGAACATCACGGACGATTGCGACGACGGGTGGAAGCGGTTTTGCAGCGAGGTGCTGATCCGTGCCAGTTATCACCTCCGTGACCTGTGCCGCCGGCTGCGCCTTCGGGGCTGGCGGCGGATGCTGCCAAACCGCCGGAAGGCAGGGGAGATACTGCGGCAGCAGGTGGCCGCCTACCGGTGGGTTTTTGAGGGGCAGGGCGGCGACTTCTCCTTCGACCGGACCTGCGAGGACGTAGGGCTGGACCCGTATTTGGTGCGGCAAAAACTACTGCGTCAATGCGACCCTCCGGAGGACATAAATCTGTTAGTC